TATCGTGGGACGAGACTAACACCGAACCAGCACCGTCATCACAAGAAATACGAGATGAATATATTCGTCACCAAACCATCAAAGAATTTATAGAATTTATGGAACAAGCAAAACTAAACAAGAAATCAAGAGTTAGGAAAACTGCTTAATGGCTATTGTTTTAGATCCAGTTAACGGTATTACCCAAGCCTCATGGACTACCGCAGGTCGCCCTGCTACACCTAGTGCAGGACAAGTAGGCTTTAATACATCGTTAAATGCACTAGAACAATACACAGGATCTGCATGGGAAACCATACCTACATGGTCAACAGCGAATAGACCAAGTTCTCCAGTAGCTGGCTACCAAGGATACAATACAAACTTATTAGCATTTGAGTTTTACAACGGCACAACATGGGTTGGGTTTAATACTTCTATTTTGACTGGTACGGCTACTTATTTAGTGGCTGCAGGTGGAGGTGGTGGTGGATATCAATATGGTGGTGGTGGAGGTGCTGGTGGTTTACTGACTGGTACATTTACTATAACTTATGGTTCTGGCACTATATATACTTCTGTTGTTGGTGGTGGTGGATCTGGTGGTACCTCAGGAACTCCTGGTGGTAATGGAAGTAACGGATCTACATCTTCATTTATAGGTGGCACAATATCTTCATCTACTACAGGTGGGGGCGCTGGAGGGGGAAATACTTCTACTGGTACTGCTGGAGCATCAGGTGGATCAGGTGGTGGAGGAAATCAAGCTAACTCAAGAGCCGGTGGAAGTGGCACTCCTGGACAAGGTTTTGCTGGAGGAGCTGGTGGCGCTGGTCCTTTTGCTGTAGGTGGAGGAGGCGGAGGAGCTGCTGCGGTAGGAAATGCAGGTAATTCTGGAAACCCATCTAATGGTGCTGGTGGTATTGGCTCTGCATCTTCTGTTACAGGAACGCCTGCTTATTATGCTGGTGGAGGTAGTGGAGGTAGTGGTGGTCAAAGTCCTAATGGAACAGGTGGTTTAGGTGGCGGCGGTGATGGTGGAAATAATACTCCATACCCTAGAACTCAAACAGCTGGAACTGCTAATACAGGTGGTGGTGGTGGTGGCGGAGATGCTAGTCCACAAATTAATGGCGCTGCTGGCGGTTCAGGTGTGGTGATATTATCAATCCCTACAGGAATTTACACAGGAACAGTTACAGGAAGCCCAACGGTTACGACAAGTGGATCAAATACAATTATTAAATGGACTACCGCAGGTAGTGGAACTTACACAGCTTAAAAGAATTTAGGAGAATCATATGGCATTAGTACTCAACGGAACAACAGGGATTAACAACGTAACTTGGTCAACGGCTGGTCGTCCAGCGTCACCTGCTACAGGTCAAACAGGTTATAACACAACCCTCAATGCCTACGAAACATATAACGGTACTGGCTGGACTGTGACAGCTTCATGGACAACTGCAAATCGCCCAGTGACACCCGCTGCAGGCTACTCAGGCTATAACACAACACTCCTAGCGTTTGAATTTTATAACGGCTCATCTTGGGTTTCTATTAACGCTTCTTATTTTGCTCCTGTTACGGCTTCTTATTTAGTCGTTGCGGGTGGCGGTGGAGGAGGACATGATAATAGCGGTAACTCTGGTGGCGGTGGAGCTGGTGGATATATAACAGGTACTTTTTCTCTAACTCAAGGATCAGGCACAGTTTATACTGCGGTAGTTGGTGGGGGCGGTGCCGGTACAACATCAAATAATACTGGGGGTACGTCGGGCACAAATTCAACATTTACTGGAGCTACTACTGCTGTTGGTGGAGGTGGTGGCGGTGCTTATAATGCTGTAGCTGCAAAAACTGGTGGTTCAGGTGGTGGTGCAGGTCAACAATCAGGTTCAGGAAGTGGCGCAGCGGGTACTCCAGGACAAGGTTACGCAGGTGGCAGTTCTGGTTATGCTGGTGGTGGTGGTGGTGGTGCTAGTGCAGTAGGGGCTAATGCTTCTGGTGTAAATGGTAAAGAAGGCGGTACAGGCGGTGCAGGCTCTGCTTCATCTATTACTGGAACACCTGCTACATATGCTGGCGGTGGTGGTGGTTCAACGCATAATTCTGGAAGTGCAGTAGCACCTGGTGGTGCTGGCGGAGGCGGTAATGGTTCATATTTATCCACAGCAGCAACTCCTGGTACAACAAATCTTGGAGGTGGCGGCGGTGGAGCTGGAGAAAATGCTAATTCTTCAGGGTCAGGTGGCTCAGGTGTAGTTATTTTATCTATACCCACAACTGCTTATTCTGGTACTACAACAGGTTCACCAACAGTGACAACATCAGGAAGTAATACTATAATTAAATGGACTACTGCTGGGTCTGGAACATATACAGCTTAACAATTTTTAACAAGGAGAAACAAATGTCACATTTTGCAAAAGTAACAGACGGTAAGGTAACGCAAGTTATAGTAGCCGAGAAGGAATTCTTTGATACCTACGTAGATTCTACACCAGGTGAATGGATTCAAACATCATACAACACACGTGGTGGCGTACACTACGGTCAAGATGGTAACCCAGATGGCGGTGTTGCATTAAGAGGCAACTATGCAGGTATCGGTTATACTTATGATCGTGAAAACGATGTATTCTATGCCCCACAACCAGGCGCTGACTGGGTATTAAATAAAACTACATGGACATGGGAAAACCCTAACCCTGTAGAACTACCACCGGCAGTATAATGCTTAATTCTACTAAGGCGGGTTTACTGCTTATAGGATTACTTCATCTATCTAATGGCGTGCCTGCTGAATTACCTAATTCAAAAATAACACCAGGCCAAACTAGAATTGTGTCAGTAAAAGAGCTTTGTACTACTTCTACATCATTAGTACGTAATGTACCAGAGTCATTAAAAAAAGATGTATTTAGTAACTACGGCATGAAAAGTAATGACAAATCTAGTTGTGCTGAAGGTTACGAAATAGATCACCTTATTAGTTTAGAATTAGGTGGAAGCAATAATGGGGATAACTTATGGCCACAAAGCTATTGTGGTGAAAATAATGCCCATAAAAAAGATAAGTTAGAAAATGAATTGCACAGACAAGTTTGTTTAGGTAAAATAGGACTAGAAGAAGCTCAATTGTGCATTAGTAAAGATTGGGAACAATGCTACATTAAAACCTATAACAAATAAGGAAAATAATCGTATGATTATTGAAAAACTACTCCCTCAGGAGCTGGAGGATGCTGTACATAAGCTCATGATGTCTAAATCATTTCCATGGCAATGGAATTCAGAAAATATCGTACCAGCAACCCCCGATAAAGACATCTTCCAAATGACCCATGTTTTTTATTTACAACGTAAAGTATGGTCACCACATTTTAATTTAGTCAATGCAATGGTTGGCTACTTTGTTGAAAAAACAGGATTAAAAATAAAACGAGTAGTACGCATTAAAGGAAATCTATTACCTAATATAGCACACACAGAAGCATCACTTGAAAACCTAATCCATACGGATATGGATATATTTAATCCGGCTAATTTTGTAAGTTTTGTATATTACGTCACAGATTCAGATGGTGATACTACAGTATTTAATGATGATGGAAAGACAGTCGTACTAACCTCGTCACCTAAAAAAGGTAACTGTGTTTGGTTTAATTCAAAAACAACACATAGATCTGCAGTACCTAAAAATTATAAACGAAGAGTGGTTATTAATTTCATATTGGAGTTAGACCTATGAAACTCTTAGTTACCACAGAAGAATGCGATTTTCTTGTTATTGATTTAGAAACTAATAAAGAAATACATCGTCAAAGTAAAACAAAAGAACTTGATGCCCCGAGTCTTAAAGATAAGGGACGACCTACTTACAGGCCTTTCGGTATAGATATTGATGACCAATATATTTATGTGGCATCAAATAGTAAACTTGCACAATTTGATAAAACAACATATGCTTATATAAAAAATATCAATGTCCCCATGATGATTAATACCCATCAAATTATCAAAGATCAAGATACTTTTTATATATGCCATACTGCCATAGATACCATTGGTATTCATGATGTAAAAAATAAATTAAATAGATTTGTTAATGTGAATCTTTTGAATCGTGTTGATATTCACAATGTGCCAGAAACGGCAGATCAACTTGATTCAAGACATCTTAACTCATTGTTTGATGGTGGAGATAAAATATATTTTTGTCGACACAATAAAAATATCGTAGAATCTGATTTTGGATATATTGATAAAAAAACATTAGACGCGAAGTTAGTAGCAAAAGCCGGTAAATGTTGCCATGGTATACAATTTTATAATAATCTTATGTATACACTATCTACAGGTACTGGTGAAATACTAGAGATTAATTTAGAGACACAGCAATTTAGTGCTCATAAAATTGTTGATAGTGATAGTACATTTTTAAGAGGACTTAGTATTCTTGATGATAAAATCATTGTGGGATGCTCAGTTAATTTTAAAAAAAATGCTAAATCTCAATCTTGTTTTGTATTAGTCATTGATATAAAAAGCAATAATTACTATAAAATTGAATTACCAAGTATTAAGTTTATTAATGATTTAAAAGTAATACAATAACCAAGGAGCAACACATGAAAGAAAAATTAGTACAATTAGTTGATTTTTTAAAATCTGCAGCATTATGGATAATTAAAATCCTATTAAAAGCAGTTAAAGCATTAGTTGAAGAAACTATAGTTTTATTACAAAAATTAGATACATTACTTACTAAATAAGAAGAAAGTCATGGAGATGCAATCACTTATTAATACTATTTTGCCGCTTATATGCGTTTGCATCGGTTGGTTTTGTAAAGAGTTATGGAACGCGGTTCAAGAATTAAAAGATGATTTATCTGATTTTAAAGCTTCTATTCCAGCGGTATACATGAGACGTGACGAATTTCACGATCGTTGGGATGAGATCATTAATTTACTTCATCGCATCGAAGATAAATTAGATCAAAAAGTAGATAAGCCATAATGAATTGGCTGTTACAAATTGCTCCGACTATAGCATCCGCCCTTGGTGGGCCATTAGCTGGATTGGCTGTAACTGCGTTATCTAAAGCATTAGATATAGCTCCAGATACAGTTAATGATATCATTACTACTGGCAAATTAAATGCGGATCAATTAGCACAGGTTAAGATTGCCGAAATAGAACTTCAAAAACAAGCGCAATCTCTTGGTTTAAACTTTGCTGAAATAGAAGAAAAGAATCAAGAATCTGCAAGAAATATGCAGATTGCCACCCAATCAAAAATTCCAGCTATCCTAGCTTCTATTACTACCGTTGGATTTTTTGGTATTCTTATTTTATTATTTTTTAATAAAGTTGATCCAACTAATAATGCTTTAATGATTATGTTAGGATCATTAGGTACCGCCTGGACAGGCGTCATTGGTTTTTATTTTGGATCTTCAGCAGGTAGTCAAGCCAAGGACCAAATGTTATTTCATTCAACTCCAATGTCTAATAAACAATCAGAAGAATGACCCGATTAACCCCGCACTTCACGTTGGAAGAGCTATTTGCCTCAGAAATAGCAGACCGTCAAAACATTGACAATAAGCCAACGGATAGTGTAATATTAAGTAATTTACAAACCCTTGCAGAGAGGTTAGAAGATGTTAGAACTATTTTACATAATCCTATACACGTTAACAGTGCTTACCGTAGCCTCGCTGTTAATGAGTTGCTGGGTAGTAAACCTACCAGCGCGCACACAAAAGGCTTGGCAGCGGATATTATTTGTCCGGCTTTTGGTTCGCCTCACAATATCGTACTTGCGATTATTGGAAGCGATCTTAAATACGATCAAGTCATACTGGAATTTGATCGATGGTGTCATATCGGCTTTGCTCCCCAAGGGCAAGCGCCACGACTCCAAAAACTCATCATAGACCGTAATGGCACACGGCTATTCTCATAGGAGGTACCTCATGAAACATTCATTTAACCCTCGGATTCTTCAATCCTAGGCGTTTTCCAACCCTAAATTAATTATAGATTTACTACTTAAATTGCGGTATCATGACGCAAGGAAAGGACTTACTATGAAAAAATTAGTACTGTACATTTCGTTCGCACTTTTAATATTTAGTTCAGTTTGTAATACTGAACAATCTTTTACTTTTAATAATTTTAAACCTCATCATATTGTATTTATACAACGTTTGGAGGGGTTTAAAAATACAGCATATCATGATGCCAAGGGGTATTTAACTATTGGTATAGGGCACCTTATTAAGCCTTCTGAACGGTATCTTAAAACAGCGACCTTGACAGACAAAGAAGTGTTCTCTTTATTTGAAGAGGACTTAGAAGTCTGTAAAACCATGATTGCTGAATCAGTGACAGCTCAACTGACAGAATTCCAATATGACGCCCTTTATAGTTTTTGCTTTAATATAGGTGCAGATCGATTTAGATCATCTTTAGTCGTTAAAAAACTTAATCGAAATGACTATGTAGGAGCCGCAAATGCTATGCTTTTATGGAATAAACCTGCGGTTTTAGAGCAAAGACGTAAGGTCGAAAGAGAATTATTCCTAACAGGGCGAAAAGCCTGATATTTATGCATTAGTACACATAAGGACTGATCATCCCATTTCAATCAAATTTAACCTCGAGGATACATAATGGACGGATTTAAAAAACTCCCAAAAATGAAGTGCGGCGGCAGCGTAAGTGAAGCTGCTAAAAAATGTGGCGGCGGTGCCATGAAAAAAGGTGGTAAATACAGCGAAGGTGGTAAAGCTGATTTAGGCCAAGATAAAGCCCTCATCAAAAAAGCATTCAAACAACACGACAAAGCAGAACACGATAAAGAGCCAACAGAGATCAAACTCAAAAAAGGTAATCGTGTTAAAAAAGAAGCTGGCACAGTTAAAAAATATAAAGCTGGCGGCGCAATCGAAATGAAGAAATCTTCAGGCGATTTAGACACAATTAAAAAAGTAAAAGCAACTGGCGCTAAGAAAGCTAATGCTCCATCAAAAGCTGAAGTTAAACCAAACTTTAACGGTTCTGATGTAGAAAAAGAAAAATCAAAACCAGCTGGCGACAAAGATGCTATTAAAAAAGTAAAACCAACAAGCGACAAAAAAGCTGATGCTCCTAACAAAGCAGCAGTCAAACCAAACCGTAAAGGTATCAATGCTATTGATGATATCGATGGTTATAAAAAAGGTGGACACATTAAACACATGGCTGATGGTGCACTAACTGGTGTAATGCCTACAAGTAATGCTGGAATTATGGGATCCCCTAATCAAGGTACTAGTGGTGGAGCTAATGGCCCAGGTCGTTTGAATAATAATCAACAACAAATGATGAAACAACGAGTTCTTCAAGCTATGTTAGCAGCACAGTTAGCAGCACATCAAAAATCTGGTATGCAAGGTGGACAACAAGCTCAACAAGCCGCTAATCCAAATGCAATGAATACTACATTCAATGCTAATCAACCTCCAGCTTATGTAAATCCAACAAATGCTGTTATGAATAATCCATATTCAAGAAGTGGTCAAAATCCACAAAGCGTTGATGCACTTTTAAATTCACCACAATTTCAAACTGCTAATCAAAGAACTACGGATCAATAATGCCTAGCAAATCTAAATCACAGCATAATCTTATGGAGGGTGTAGCCCATTCTCCAACTTTTGCAAAAAAAGTAGGGATTTCACAAAAAGTAGGTAAGGAGTTCGCAAGAGCCGATAAAGGTAAATCCTTTAGTCAAAAGCCAATGCGCAAAGCTGCCGGTCGCGGGAGATAAATTTTGGCTTATTCAGGTACTATTAATCAAACAAAGATTAATGTAGATCAATTAATCTCTTACGCCTATCGTGATGCAGGTAAAGCTGCAGAAGAAATGACGCCTGAATATATCAATGCAGGTAAACAGGCTCTTTTTTACATCTTACAAAATCTATCTAATCGAGGCGTTAATCTTTGGTTACTTGAAGATTATTTGATTGGTCCTAGAGCCTATACCCAATGGATGTCCATGCCTGCGGGTACCATTGATGTCAAAGAAGCAAACTGGGTTTATCTTATTAATCCCACTATTGCTGAAGCACTTCCCGTCGATAATTTATATTCTCCAAATCTATTTGATCAATCTTTAGCACTTGAAACGCATGCAACATCTACAATAAGTAAAAATTGGTTTGGTGCTCAGTACCAACAACAAACACGTATTTTTTATGTAGGCTTTAACGCTTATGCCCCAAGTGGATCTGCTACCTATAATTTAGTACTTGAAGCTAGTAATGATGGTACAACTTGGTCTGCGATAGATCAATTTGATAGTATAACTTTAGCCGATAAAGAGTGGGCATATTACCCAATCAATATCACACAAGCATACTATTACTATCGATTACGTGAAACTGTTGCAACAACATTTTCTTTACGAGCTATTCAATTTGCTCAATCTCAACAAGTTATTCCTCTTGCTCGTTTAAATCGTGATGATTACTGGAATCTACCTAATAAACAATTTCCAAGTGGCAGATCATTACAATATTGGTTTGATCGTACGATTGACCCATCAATGTATTTATGGCCAGTACCAAATAATAATTTTCAAATGTTTCAACTTATTATTGAAAAACAAATGCAAGATGTTGGTACATTGACAAATCAACTTTATGTACCAGATCGTTGGATTAGTTCTATTCAATCATCTTTATCCCATAAACTTGCATTACAATTACCTAATATAGATATGGGTCGAGTTGCATATTTAGAAAAAATTGCAGTTCAACTTGAATCTGATGCAGCAAATGAAGAACGTGATAAATCACCTATTTACTATCAACCTAACATAAGTTACTATACTAGATAATGACTAACGCATACCAACAAACTTATGATAATTTAATTGCAGATATCATCTCTTATATGGAGCGCGATGATGCCGGATTTATAGCTCAAATTCCATCATTGATTGGATTAGCCGAAGCTGCTATTGCATCAGAACTTAAAACATTCTTACAGCTTACTGTTGTTGAAACAACGCTTTCTGCTAGTCAAGTTATTTTACAAAAACCAGCAAGATGGCGTAAAACCATTTCAATGAAAACAAATGGCGCTCCTATTTTAATTAGATCTCAAGATTATATATCTCAATATCAATCTGAATCTGATGCAGGTCAACCTTTGTATTATGCAGATTACGATTATAATAATTGGGCAATTGCACCAACACCCGATACATCCTATCCAATAGAAATAACGTACTTTAGTTTAATTCAACCTTTAGATTCAACTAATCAACAAAATTTATTTACACGTGAGTGTCCCCAAGCCATGTTATTTGGTACATTACTCCAAGCACAAGGTTATTTAAAAGCTTTAGACAAACTTCCAATTTGGAAGCAATACTATGATGATTCATTAGCTGCGCTTAAAAAAGAAGACAATGCGCGTCGTGTGGATCGCAATACTACTATTCAGGAACCTTAATCTATGACAACCTTTGTTTCTCCTTTTACAGGAACCATTGTACAACCAACAGATGTTTCTTTTTATGCATTAACTTTTGCATCTAACCAAACACTCTATTGGCCTACTGTTGTTAATGCCACACAAGTTCCTTTGGCTCGTGTTATGGATTGTGTTGCATCTGCAACATCATTATCTATTACACTACCTGCAGCTAATCAAGGAACCCTAGGTGCTGATGTTTTAATTCGCAATAAAGGATCCAATACATTTACTGTAAAAAATAATACGGGCGGTTCTGTTGTTTCTATTGCGCCTGGTGTTTGTTTATATTTTTACTTGACAGATAATACAACGGTTGCGGGTGTTTGGCAAAATATTACATTTGGTGCTGGAACGTCTTCTGCAGATGCAGCAAGCCTTGCTGGATATGGATTAACTACAACAATTGCAGGTCAACTTGCAACAACAGGTAATATTGTTCAAGTATCAACATCTCCTAGTATTTCTAATTCAAGTCGAGCAGCTACATTTGTATGGACTTCCGGTTCTGGTAATTTTTCTCTACCTAACGTAACAACACTTTCATCTGGATGGTATATTAGTTTTAGAAATGCAGGCACAGGGTCACTAACAATTACACCAACAAGTCCAGCCACCATTAATGGACTAACCAGTATTATTACAAATCCTGGTGATTCCGGTACTATTTTATATGATTCTTCTACAAGTAAATTTTTTACAGTAGGATGGAATGTTCCAGCCAATGTAACTTTTTCTGCAGCAACATATGATGTAGATAGTATTATTGGGTCTACCTATAGTTTAGTATCTTATGCTCCAATTATTCAAACTTATGTTGCGTTATCGGGCACGCGTACAACTAATTTAACAGTTACTTTACCTAATATTACTCAACTTTATGTACTTGTAAATAGTACAACTTCAAGTGCTTATAATATTATTTTTTCTATCTCAGGAACTTCATCAACTTTTGTATTAAGTGCAAATAGTGTAGCCACCATTGTTGTAGATGCAGGTGTTATATATCCAATTACTCAAACATCAACTTCTATATTTTTTGCAGCAAATGGATCACAAACTAACCCATCCTTTTCTTTTACAAATGATATTCATACTGGTATGTATTTACAAGGTACTAGTAAATTAGGCTTAACAGCTAATAGTGTATTAATGTTAAATATAGATAATACTAATACATCAAGTCCTCAAATATCAACACCAGCAACATTAAATGCGGGGCTTATACCAGGCGGAACTTTCTAAATGGCTGCAGATCAACAACAGCAGCAGCAAGGACAGTCCCAGTATAATCAAATTTATACATTAGGTGTCCAACCCGGTATAAAAAGAGATGGTACTACATTTGAATCCCGTGAATTTAGTGATGGTGTTTGGTGTCGCTTTCAACGTGGCATACCTAAAAAAATAGGCGGATACAATACACTATCAAATACATTTAATGGTATTCCACGTGGTATGATTATGAATGCCTATAATGGCGTTAATTATGTTTTTGCAGGTAATCAAAATGGTTTAGATGTTTTTACAACAGGACAATCTTTTGGTATTGGTAGTGGCCCATACTCAGCCATTATGGCTACAGGGTATGCTCCATTCACAATAGCAACAAATACTACAACATCTTTTACTATTTCTAGTTCCACGGATTATACTTCCACTTTTCCAGCAGGTACAAAAGTTGTTTTTTCTAAACTTATTACTTCTGGTGCATTTGTTGTTGGTACTTCTTATACCATTGCATCTGTAGGTACAACAAATTTTACTTTAATAGGCGCCTCTTCTAATACAGTGGGCGTATCTTTTATTGCAACAGGTGTAGGTACCGGTACAGGCACCGCAACAACAAATCAAACTGCAAATTCAACTATTTACACAGTATCTTCGTCATCTTTTGCTGTAGGTATTACAACTGTTAATTTTGGGTCTGCAATTTCTGGAACTTTATCAACTGTATATTTAGCAAACACTTATTTTCAAACGGATTCAAGATTATTATGGCAATTTGATTATCAATATTCCCCTTTAGGCGGTACTTTAAATTTAATATCCCATCCTGGATTAAATTTAAACAATATAGATAACGGTGTCGCTTCTCAAGTTTATATAGGTTCCACTATTCCTAATGCTAATAATCAATGGGTTATGACGGGATTAGCCGATACAAGCGGAACATCCCCTACATATAGACCTATTTCAGTGGATGGTGGAGTTTGCGTACTTCACCCATTCATATTTGTATATGGATCAAATGGATATATTGCCAATAATAATGTTAATGCAGTCTATACTAATCAAACACTTACAGATTGGAATGGCACATTTGCTAATCAGGTTAACGTAGCTACAGGTAAAATTATTAAGGGCATGCCAGTTCGCGGTGGTACAAGTTCACCATCAGGATTATTTTGGGCAACTGATAGCTTAATTCGTGTTTCATTTGTTAACAATCCTCCTACTTATTGGCAGTATGATATTGTCTCTAGCCAAATATCTATTATGTCTTCCAGCGCTGTTGTTGAAATGGACGGATTATATTTTTGGATGGGTGTTGATAGATTCTATGTATATAATGGTCAAGTCAATGTATTACCTAATGATAAAAATGTAAACTGGCTATTTGATAATATTAATTATACTCAACGTCAAAAAGTATGGGCTACAAAAGTTCCTAAATATAATGAAATTTGGTTCTTTTACCCAAGGGGATCAGCAACAGAATGTACAGATGCTATTATTTATAATACTAAAGATAAAATTTGGTATGATGCAGGTCAAGCAGAAGGTGCTCAAAGATCAAGTGGATTTACTACAGAAGTATTCCCCTCACCTGTTTGGGGTGATTGGAATTATAATGTTTCCTATAGCGTAGCATACACTATTAGATCAACGCCAACAGGACAATCTGCTGCAACAGCATTTCAATTCTATTTATCAGGTGATCAATCTGGAGTATTTAGTCCTGGTCAATATTTAACGTTTTCAAATCAATCCATATCAGCCCCAAAATATTTAATTACAACAAGTCAATTTATTAATAATACAACCATTGGTATTCCAGGAGCAACTTTAGTTACCGTAGCAACAACATTTGGATCGTCCCCAAGTGTAGGTACTAGTGTTTATATTATAAAAGGTGGCTACGCAATTTGGCAACATGAATCAGGATTAAACAAAATAACACTTAATGCTGAATCTTCTATTTATTCAAGTTTTACAACTTGTGATATTAGTTGGGTAGGTGGTACGCCTTCTGAAGATACGGCAATTGGTATTAACCGTCGTATGCATTTAAGACGACTAGAACCTGATTTTGTACAAAGTGGTTCTATGAATTTAAACATATTAGGTCGTAAATTTGCTCGCGGCCCCATAGAAGATTCTGGCCCATTTGCATTTGATGAAAATACAGAAAAAATTGATTTACGTATTGAGCATCGTGAAATTAGACTTAAATTTGAATCTGATACTATTGATGGTAATTACGAAATGGGCAGAAATCTTATTACTGCTGAATTTGGAGATGAACGTCCGTAATGGCTAATAATTTTCAGAATGTTTTTCCATTCTTACCTCAATACACAACATGGGAAAATTTTAATGGCAATTTAGTCATGTATTATGGTCAAGAACCTATTCCTTATAGCGAAGAAGCAGATTGGCAAATTACGGCTAAAAATATAGCACAATTACCATCCTTTTCAAGTTACTTAGTTCCTGATCCTACTCTATTCAGTAAATGGGAAGACTGGGCTAATGAGTTTGTCCTTATAATTAACGGAAAACCTAATAAATAGTGGGCGTAAACTAAGCTAAATTTGCATTAGTATACCTAGATGATAACCTACCAAAAAGAACCGGGAGCCGTCTTTGCATCTGATAAAGACGTACAAAACTTATTTAAAAAACATGCCGAAGAATCCTCAGAGCATTTAGATAAGATCCCATTAAATCCTAATTATAAGCAATATTTTAAACTAGAAGCTTTAAATAGAGCTGAGGTTCATACTATCAGAGATGATGGTAATCTTGTAGGTTACAGTATGTGGATTTTAGGTAGACATATACACTATAAACAAAGCGTTACCGCAACATCCACGTTAATATACATTCTTCCTGAATATAGAAAAGGATTGAATGCTTTTACATTTATTAAGTGGTCTATAGATAAGATTAAAGAACGGAAACCACAACGGATCTTAATGTCAGTAAAACCATCTAATGATTATGGTAAATTACTGGAAAGACTTGGTGCTGGTTATTTTGAAAAAATATATTCGATCGTATTGGAGTAAGTAATGGGTGATTTTGTACCAGGAAGTGATTTTATACCGGGCAGTGACTTTGTTCCAGGGGTAACTGACGTCTTAGGAATTGATATCGGTATTGGGGATGTTCTTGGTTTTGACTCAGGCTCAGATTTTCTTCCAGGTGGCGACTCATTTGGTGGTATTGATCCGGGTGTTGGCGGCGATGCTTTTGGTGGCATTGACCCTGGCTCAGATTATATTTCAGGCACAGATTCATATGGCGGATGGGATCCAGGTGTTCCTCCTGGAACAGATGTATCAAAAATACCTGGTGGATCTGATCCTTTCGGTGGTATAAGATTACCACACATTCCTAATATTCCAGGATTATTCCCAGGTTCTACATCAGGTGGTGGTAAAGGCACAGGTACAGGTACAGGCACAGGCACATCTAAAGGATCAGATCCGTACTCTTCAGCTAAAGGATTAACTGATTCTTCTGTTGTTGTTCCTCAAGTAACGCCAGGAAGCAGTGCTCCAATTAATTTAACAAGCGGTGGTGTTAAAGCCGAAACATTTGGATCTCCAGTTAATTTTGCTACTGGTGGCACTACTGATATGGGCTTATCAAATAAAAATTGGTTAAGAGATAATCCTAATCCATCGCTATCTCATAATGCGTTTCATGGTAGAACTTTTGCTCCGATTTCATTAATTAATAAACCCACAGGTTTTGAAAATTTAGTACCTGCAGTTAAACCAGAACTATATGCAGAAGGTGGAGAAGCAGAACATACTCCTGAATTTTATAGTGAAGGTGGTATGAAAAATACATATGTACAAGGTGATGGAGACGGTACTTCTGATAGTGTACCAGCCATGCTTGCTAATGGTGAATTTGTTATTCCTGCTGATGTCGTTTCATCATTAGGTAATGGAAGTAATGATAGTGGATCTAAAGTCTTAGATAAATTTTTACATACAATAAGACAACATAAACAACAACATGCTCCTAATAAGTTACCACCAGATAGTAAAGGTGTTTTATCTTATTTATCAGAAGCAAATCATAAGGTGAAAAAATAATGTCTGGATTAGATAGTCTATTAACCACAAGTAAAACCTCAACTACGGCAATGCCTGCGTGGTATGACCAGGCACAACAAAATGTTGTTAATCAAGCAACTGCTGGTGCGGCAGCAATGCCAACATTACAAAATACTGTGGCAGGTCAAGCCATTAATAATTTATCTGGCCCTACTAATCCTTTTGCTCAAGCTCAATCTAATTTATCTTCAATAGCTTCATCTAACGCCAATCCTTGGTTAACATCGGCATCTGGACAAGTTACTCCAAATACGGCAACACCATTAGGTGGGTTATTTGCAGCACAAAATCAACAACTACAACAACTTATTCCTCAATATACAGCTCAACCAAATGCACAATCAATCTCTGGTGGTCAATTTGGTAGTTTAAGAAATGCTACTGCTGCAGATACAGCTATTGCTAATGCTCAAGCTCAAATGTTGCCGGGACAATATCAAGCAGCTCTTGATGCTCAAAAAACAGCTATTGGAGCTAATACTGCTTTAGGAAATGTGGGTTCACAAGGAACTGCAACTGAAACGGCATTAGGTCAATTACAACAAGCTAATCCAATGCAGTCAACAGCGAATTTAGCTCAAATTTTAAATACAATTAAAGCTCCTGAATCAACACAAGTTACAACTCAGTTACCTTTAGCTGCTCAAATTGGGGGTATTAGTAGTATTCTTGGAGCTGGTGGAGATATTCTTAAAAATCTTGGTATAGGATCTGGTTCTGGTGGTATTCTTAATGTTATAGGTGGATTACTTGGTGGTGGTGGTAATGGAACAGCAGGTTCTGACTCTTATGGTAACTTACCTATTTATACCGGAGCAGATTCTTCTTATGGCAGTGGCAATGATCCATATAGTGGTGGTGGTGGCAGTGATCCATATTTTGGTGGTTCTGATCCAGGTATGACAATATAATTTTGAAAGTATAAATATTTATGAATCCATTATCTCTTATTTTAAGTATTCCTGGCGTTTTAGGTGGCAATTCGCCATTTCCAAAACGTGATCCTGGCATGTCTACTGATTCACCATTAAATAATACATCAGATTCAGGAGACACTCAAGGTACTTCTACTGTTATGAAATCTGGAACTGGAACGGGAGCAAAAGGTAAAGGTGGTATTAATTATGGTACTGGCCTTTATGATCCTGAACAATCTGCACGCATACTAGAAAACATGCAAGCATTTAAGAATCAAAGAGAAGGTAGTTCTGGAAATATGATGTCTCCATTGGATCAACATTTACAATCAGCGATTGCATATGGCACAGGAAATCCTGAAGATATACTTAATATCCAAAAACAATCTCAAGATAATGCTAAATCCGCATTTGATATGCAAATGCAGATTGAACAGTTTAAAGCTGGTCAAGCAAACCAAGCTGCATTTAATAAAATGAAAGATAAATTTTTAACTGGTGCAAATGCCCCATCTGGTGCTGAAGGATCTGCTAATTTAGGTGGAATTTCTAATATTTATACTTTACCTACTGAAATTCAAAATGCATTAGCTGGTGCTCAAACAAAAGCTGAATGGGATAAAATTTATAATGAATATGCTAAAGATGTTAACGTAGAGCGCGCTAAAAACTTTTATAATATTGAGTGGAATAAACCTATTCTTCTTGGATTTGGTAAGGGTGTTAACTCAACTACTAAACAAATGTCATTAAGAGATGCTCAAAAATATTTAAATCAGCCAAATGTAACTATTATGGATCCTTCAACAGGACAACAGCTTGATCCCACTGGTAAGCCTATAGTTTCATCAAATGCCCCAATACATAATAAACCTGCAGCTCCTAAATTTGTTCCTGATCCATCTCTTGTTCCAAAAGCAAGAACTGAATACAAAGAAGGTGGAAGGGTTCAACATTATGCTGATGGTAATTCAGTATTTGCAGATGTGCCTCCAACTTTAGTTGCTGATGCAAGTAATAATGTTCGTATACCTGCAGCTCCAGTTGTTAATGTTACTCCCAATACTCCAAAAGTTGTAACAAGACCAGCACCTATAGAAAGCTATCCTACAGCGCCTGAAGAAATTGCAAAGAATAGAGATATTAAAAACACAATTGAAACAACAGGTGGTAATGAGCGTGAAAAAGAAGACATGCTTGATATTAAGGATCTACAATCACGTGCTGCACAAGCTAAAAATGCGCTTGATGATGTACAAAGATATGAACAATATTTAGATAAACATCCAAATATTTTTGCTCCTATTACAAGCCATCCAATTTTAAAAGATGTAGTGCCTTGGTTAGAAGCTTTACCTGGTGTTAAAAAACCTGGATCAGAAGCAGGTCATGGTTGGGATTTAAGAAATGCTATTACTAATACTGAATTAAATGAAAAAGAATTAGGTTATCGTAATAATGCTGATGCATTAGCTACTCAATTAGGTATCGCTTATGCTAAATTAAACTTCCCTGGTCGTATGACTAACATGGAATTAGGTCAACAACAAAAAGCTAAAGGTTTAAGTGTGGATGATCCAACGACGTCTAATCAACTTGCTATTAATCTTATTAAACATGAAGCTACTAAAAATTTAGGTTTAGCTAATGCTTGGCAAAAATTTTATGAACAAGAAGCCAAAATGGGAATTAGACCTACATGGACTAATTTTAAATCGACAGATGCTTATGGCCATTGGAAAAGTTTATCCCCCGGTAAAGAGTCGCTTGGAGATAATCCACAAAATGCAATTAAAACAAATGCTGGCCATACTGTACAAAAGGTAGGAGACTAACATGGGACAATATGCTATTAATGGAACAATAGTTAATCTTCCAAATCATTTTGAAGATAAATCTCCAGAAGACCAAAAACAATTTATTGATGACCTTGTTCAAAATCATACGGATGAAAATGGTAATTTAAATGCACCTAATTATTATCCAAATCAAACTAAAACAGCAGGTGCCGCAATTGGAGCAGCTTCCAAACTTATTCAAGATGTAGGATTGGGATTAAAACATAAAACAATTGATCTCTTAAATAAAACACTAGCAAGTAAAGACCCAACTGCTGCTGCAGCCGCTGCAAAAGATCCATTAGCAGGAACACCTGCATGGCATGCATCTGGTGCTGATATTTATAATCTTAATGCAGAATTAGAAAAAATTAAAGCACAACATGCTGCGATGTCTCCTAAAGAAGCGGCAAAATGGGAAATCTCAATAGAGAAACCTGAATTAGTGCCAAAGGGTACAAATTCACAATTAATTATAGACCGTCAAGCAGCAGNAAAAGCTGCAGCAGAAAAAGTTGCTGCTGAAGAAGCCGCAAAAACATCTTCCCGATCTGCTATAGGTAAAGTTGCTAATGCCCCAGGTATTAAATCAATTCTTCCATACGCTGGTAGAGCTCTATCTGGTGCTCAATTAGTAGGCGGTGTTGACAGACTTCAACAACCAGGCTGGAGAAATAAAGTCTCTGGTGCTATGAATATTCTTGGTGGGGGTGCTGCATTAGGTAGCGAATTTTATCCACCATTAGAAACAGTAGGACTACCATTGAGTATGGGTTTAGGATTAGGCGCTGAAGCAATTGCTCCAAGCAATGAAACACAATCTAAAAAAGCCGGTGGGTTAGCACACATAAAAAAATAGTTCCCGCCTTTGAAGGGGGCGGTAATGTCAAAGATAAAAAAGCTACGTCTTTTGTAGATCAGTCATCGCCGCTATCTGTAGCGTTTGATGATTGGCGTAAAGGTGATGCTCCCGCAGCTCGCATAATGCGTGGTGAGGGTAACAAGATCATTGAAGATTTAAAGAAGCCAGCAAAGCCCATGACTGAACAAGACATGATGGATATGGCATTAAACTTTGGACCCATGGCTGTAGGATCTATTGGAACAAAAGTTACACCAAGCTTGATAGCTAAAATTAAAGATAGATTAATTAATGAAGAAAAAGGTGGAAATTATTTAGCAACTCGTTTAGAACGAGCGGCAGATGAAGTTCCTAATTTAGAAAAACAATTTGATGAACGTGGATTATTTGATTTATTTTCTAGAGCTAACGCTGGATGGTCCGGCCGTAGACCTAATCTATTAACTATTACCAATCCTTCGGAATTCAGTGATAAATATGCATATGCATTACCTTCAGGTCCGGGATATCACAATACATATGTTAAATCCCCTTCAGGATTTCTCAATTTAGAAAGTGATGCTGGATTAAATCAAGCTGATTATATTTCACATCTTGCAAATAATGTATTAAAAACTCAAGGTGGTTTTAATAGAGTTCCTAAAGTAAACTTGGATTTAATTACATCTCCTTCTATAAAAGAAGCTTTAGGTACGCCATTAAATATTACGGGGCATGAAGGTCGACATAGATCAGCTGCTTTAGATAAAGCTGGATTTGATAAAACAATTCTTGAATTAGATATTGGCAAAGATTTAAGAGATCAATTAAATGAAATTCCAGGGCAACCTTCTGTATATAAAAGTAGAATTATGGGTGATGATATTGATCATTACTATGATCAAGAACAATTTTTAAAAAACTTTAAAAAACAATATGGGGATAACCCTCTTGTTGCACCAGAAGAACAAACAAGAAATAATTTTACTTTAAAAGACTTCTTTGCAGGTGGTGGATCAACAACTCAAACACACCCAAAACAAGGTGGATTAGCGGCAACGAATTATCCTAATCCGTATGGATTAAGATCATGGCAAGATGAGCAAGGAAACTATCAAGGTCAAATGATGCCTAAGACATCAGGTTGGCAAGGTGAGATTCCTACATTAACTGGTGATGTTATGACTGAACAATCATTAGGGGGTAATACTTCTGATGAGCCATTCTATCCAATGATTACACAAAACATGTCACCTGACATGATTAAAACAGCTCAAGAATTTGAAGTTGGTTTACTAGATCCAGATCACCCAGATGTACAAGCTTTAATGAAACATGCAAGAGAAGAAGCTATGCGCTTAATGCGTCAAGGTAAATCACCTTTTAAAGATTATAATTAGGAAAAATTATGGCAACAAAACCTGGACTATATTCAAACATCCACGCTAAACAAAAACGTATAGCAGAAGGTAGTGGAGAGAAAATGCGCAAACCTGGATCAAAAGGTGCACCTACTGCAGAGGCTTTTAAAGAGTCAGCAAAGACTGCAAAGCCAATGAAAAAAGGTGGTCCATCACTAGCTGTAGGTCGTGGCGAAAAGCTACCTGTATCTAAAGGTGCAGGCTTAACTGCCAAGGGTCGTGAGAAGTATAATAGAGAAACAGGCAGTCATTTAAAAGCCCCACAACCAGAAGGTGGATCTCGTAAAAAATCATTTTGTGCAAGAATGTCAGGCATGCCTGGCCCTATGAAAGATGAACACGGAAACCCAACGCGTAAAGCCGCATCATTAAAACGTTGGAAGTGCTAGATTACTTGCGATAGCGAGTTCCTACCCACCCTTCGGCAGCGAGAGGAAAATCGGGCGCCCATTTTGGTGTAGTTGTCATGATCTTAATGACTTCATCTAGTGCAACATCTTGTTTAGATTCATCAACTAACAATAGGACTTCATCATGGATACTGTTACACACACTATATCCTTTATCTTCAAGACTGAGCATAGCCATGGCAAGGAAATCCCTAGCGGTTCCTTGGACGGCACTTTGAAATATGGAACTTCCAATAAGAACGTTCCGCGTCCACTTACGGGTAAATGTATTAAGTCCATGCACTGTAACAGCAAGCTTCTCAGCACCCCAAGGCGTCATAACTGATTCCAACATTGGTCTTTGCCAACATATCAATCTACCACTCGGTAAACGCATCCATAAAGCCCCCTTATCAAACTTCATCACCACTCTATCATTAGCCTTAAATGCAACACCAGGCGTTTGTACTGCTTGAATAGCAGCATCTTCGCACGCATACCATAATGCTTTAACCTTTGGATACGATGCGCGATAATTATCTACGGCATTCTTTGATTGGCCTTCTGTCAATTTAACGCCCATACCTTTAGCATACTCAACCAAACCTTTAGCACCTTGTCCAAACATACAACCCAAAACGGCTGATTTAGAGACTTGGCGTTGTTCTTTAGTCACCTCTTCATAAGGTACTCGATACAAAGAAGTTGATGCAAATACCTTGTATTCATCTAACCCTTTTCTAAATAGCTCTACTTTATCATTTTGGTTAGCGATCCAAGACGCCACTCTGTTTTCGATCGAGCTAAAATCGACATCCACGAAGGTCTGCCCTTGTGGAGCACGAATTGCAGATCGTACAAGGGAGGAGAGTTCGGACATCGTGCCAACTCCTGTGCTAAAGACTCGTGTAATCGCGTCTGTAATAGCGTTATCCTCCAATGTAGGGCGTGCAATATTTTGCAAATTAAGTCCACCCCTCGAAGCCCAACGGCCAGTACTCGCCCCATGATAGACCAACGTGTTTCTAATTCTTCCATTGTTTTGTATCTCCAACATTTTAGCGTACTTAGCCACGCTAGTTTGGCTTCCTTCTTGTCGCAATTCTAATGCACGTTTAACGTTCGGCGTTAAATGCTCTTCGTTTAACTTTGCCTCAACAGTCTCAGCAGTTAAATCTTCTAAATTAGCACCTTGATCATTAAGCCATTTTAATAGTTTGGCACGTTCTGATGGTTTGCATCCAGTTAAAGTTAATGTTTCTTGATTAATAGCTTCTTGAGCATTATCAACGGCTGTTACTGCAAAATCTAACTCAATAGGATCGACGGGAACACCTCTAATATTAATTCTTTGAGTCAACTCCCATATCTTTTGTTCAGACGCGTCTAGGGGCCTTAAAATGCGTCCTATGGCTATCTCTGTTTTAACGTCTTGTTTACAGTACTCAAATAACTGATTTATTAATTCGGGGTCTTTATTGAAGCCATCTTTGTGGGGTTTGCATAGTTTCTGAATAAGCCTTTTACCAATAGGGTCTTTCTTAAATTCTGCATCTAAGAATTGACCGGCTTCATCTAAGCTTTGTGGGATATTGTTAGCTGCAGCGATACCCATAGTATCGATACACTGTTCTAGTTTTAGGGCAGGCCATCCATATTTTGGAACACAAACACAATTCCATATGGCATATTCAAAGAGCGCATTCCAAGCTGCAATTTTACCCCCATTAGCAACATGGGTTAAAAGCGGTTGTATCGCGGCGTGTGTTGGCTCATTGACAATTACGTTGTCTTCTGATGTACCGAAGGCGATACAAATAACTTCTGTAGATAAGCAATTTGCATAAATATCTAGCCCTCGATCTTTTAAATCTGCAAAAGATCTCGTTTCAAAGTCGATACTATAGATCATTGGTCTTTCCAATATTTAGAATCATATTCATCTCGCAATACGGCTGACCATCGGTCAACTGCATCATCAGAATCATAGTGTAACCCTTCATTACCATTTTGTCCAATGGTATCCATACGAGATTTTTTAGGCTTTCCAAAGATACGTTCAAAATTAGTTTCAAATAACTCCATATCTGTAGGTCTACGTTTATCTCCCTTGCCTGCTTCACTTGCCATTTTAATCTCCTAACCAATATCGTGAATTTCGTTTAAGTTTACGTTCTATTCTAGCATATCTTCTACTATCTTTATCAGATACCCTCATTTTAATTGGACGATTAAACATAATATGTCCGTTCAAATGTTTCATTCGATATACTATCATACTATTCCGTAAATAATTTATTTAGCGTGTTTCCATGCGTATTTAAATCGTTGCCACCATGATAATATTTTATAATTATCACTTACCATGTTATTTAGTGCTTGGTTTATACCAGCTTGCATAAGTATTCTACGACCTTCTTCATTAGTGTCTACTGTGATATACCATGTATCACCTTTTTCTTTTACACTTAACACTTTTAATTTTGCTTTTTTAATCATTTGTGTTTTCTCCAAATAAAAAGAGGCTCCAAACTACAGAGCCCCCTACTTCACCACCACGTGAAATTAGATATCACAAACACCTGCCACGCATGCAAGCATTTGGGCTCCCTCAACATTGTCAGTCACTTCTTTAAAATGTGTCCAATCAATGTTAGGTATTTTAGCTTTTAATTCATTGTACTGCTCTTCTGTACACTCTTCGTATGGCGCCTGGCGATAAGTGCCACCATCATATGGTAGGAATGATACTCCACTAATCTCATCAAAGTGATCCCATACCCATGCTCCAACACTTGGCCAATCTTTTTCTTCAACCGATATGGTAACAGAAGGTTTATGTTCACACCATTCTCTTTGATAGGTCAACCATAATTCTAAGTGATCTATAGGTGTAACATCTTCTCTTGTTAATCCGTCGGGTGCTTTTTGAGGGAAACTAAAGACTGTTGTTTGCGTCGGTTTATATACGCAGTCTTCGCTAGGAATGCCCTGTTCCACAAGGAAGGTTGTAAGTGGATCTTTTTTGTCTCCTCGTACTCTTCTGATATAGTACTTAGAATGTCTTGGATGGATTCCTGACGCAGAGTCAACAAGTTGAGAGACTGTTCCACTTGGCTTGACGCAAGTGATTGCGGTACTTGGTTCAATACCAAGTTTTTCTGCCCATTCTTTGTTTGTAGCTCTCGCCACATCTCTGAGTTCGTTAAGAATTTCATTTAATTTTGTCCCTTGTGTAGTTAATAATTTATTGTCAAATATACCAGTTAATGACACACCAAGCAAGCGTTCTGCTTCGGTATTATTTTGCCACACTTTTCTTAAATAAGGGAACTTTGTGAACGTCGATTGAATTGTACCCAAAATGGTAGCCAATTTGACTTTGTATATAAGAGTCTCTTTGGTATCGTCGTGACGTACAACAGCTTCCGTGAGGTTACAAAATTGATACGGACGAAGAATGATCTCGGAGCACGGGTTAGTACCGAACTCGAAATTTGGATCGCGGTGCCCGAATTTGGAAACCGTTTTCTTAGCTGCCTCGCGATTGAAAATGCCTCGTTCACCCGAGTGCGAATTGTAGAGGGAGAGCCATTCCTCCATGAATTTGCCAACTGTAGGCGTCTCGTCGTACACTGCGGAATTATTCGCCAACGCACGGTGCGGTGCTGTATCCCACCAAGGTCCCGCTTTTGCATGTCTAATCCTTTCATCATCTAGGTCTGATAGTGAAATCATAGCTGAACGACGTACGCCACCAACTACAACAACTTCACCGATTTTACACATAATATCATGACATTCGAGGGAGTTTAATTTACGTCCTCTAGCATTTTTAAATACGGCTACTACAAATTGAAATAAATCAATCAGCGGTTGTGGGCCAGACGCCCTACCACCAAATGTTTTTAATCGAGCACCCGCCGGGCGTATTTTACTTACGTCCCATTGTGGAACTTCACCAGCCCATAGATGAGCCAGTATTAATCTTAATGATTTTGCCCAACCTTCTTTTGAGTCATGGACTGCGATCGTGTGATTGGATTCATATAAAGTGTCCGGCACTTCGGGCAACTTGTTAATATTGTTTGCTTCGACTGAGAAACCAACTCCTGTTCCGCATAGCAAGATAAACATGGCTTCATCAAATGATTTAGGATCGTCCACGGGTAAGTAAGAACAGTTATAAACGCATGTATTGTCACGATCGGCACTCTTTCCTGCCGTCATCATGGCACGCATGGAAGGCATTAATTGATGGTTAAAAATAGCGTCAAAGATTTCTTTCTTTAATGCTTCATTGTCTTTAATTAATTCTGTATGACTAAAAATATAATCTACAAATCTTTGGGTTGTTTCGCCCCATGTTTCTCGACGTGCTTTTTCATCTATAAATCTAGCGTATCGACTTGCGGCAATGTATTCTCTATATTGATCCATTTATAATCTTTCTAGCAATATCCTCAGCATATTTTACAGCGTCTTTTTCAGTCACTCTAAAATCATACTGGGTGGGTGGTGTAAAAATTTGATTTGTATCTTCGTACTTACTTTGATTAATGGTGTCCATCCATATAATATGTTGTGGTTCGAATAGTGCATAAGCTAATTTTGTTGGACATACAAAATCACAAATTACATAGTCTGTTTTTGAATCTCGCGCTAAATAAAACATTCTAGCAGCTTGTCTTAATCTTCCTTTATCGGAAAAGTCCCAGTCATTAAAGTCTTCACGTACTCGATCAGCATTAAACCAATTAACAGTTTTGTTATGTTGTTTTAATTGCTTCATCAAAGCGCGAGCCATTGTTGTTTTGCCCGCGCTCGGAAGACCCATGACTAGGATTTTCTTCATTATTTAAACTGCGAAATCTACAGCAGCAGATGTACCGCCACCTAATTTATCGCCGTCTTCTGTCTTTTGAACATTGTTTAATCCAACTGCAACGCCTTTAGATCCCGAAGCATTGTATGGATATAGTGTGACTGATGCACGACCATAGCAACCGCTATAGAATTCTGAAGGATCAATGATCGCATTCATATCTGCATCAACAACACCAGGTTTATTAGCTGAGTTAGCATTGACAAAGAATGAGTTAGCATATGCTGGATCATCTTTCTCTGCATCACCATCACGTAAACCACCTTTTAAACCTTTTGGAACAGCACCACCAAAGAACGCTGCGTTTGTATTCGCTGCATCTTCGAATGCTTTTTGAAACTTAGCAACAGTTTCTGTATCACTCTTTGGAATGATGATTGATACTGAATACTTAGGTGTTCCGCCTTCAACAGCTGCACTTGGTTGAAATACATGTGCATATGAAAAACGTACTTTACCTGTTACGATTTTAATTTTATTAGTTGTTGCCATATCTATTACTCCTTAACGTAAGAACCAGACTTCAATTGGGGCCAGTTCGTCTACCCATAAAAAACATCTTATACTACTTTTAATCATCATGCAAGATTTTATTATTCTCCATAGCCTTTTTAATTGCAAGGGCATTGATAAAATCTTTTTTATAATCTTCTTCTGATAGCATATCAGGATCTACCGATATAAGTAAAAGAATCTGATAGACTGAATCGCGGAGCAAATTGATTTCATCACGAAGCCCGCTTCCTGGCAATACCTCAAATTCTTTGGTGTATTTACTAATCAAGCTATCTGGAACACTGTATACCTTTTCATAACATTTAACAAGCATCATTTAAAATCTTCTGCTGCATTAGCCGATGTATCGCGGACCAATTTAGGTGATCCCTCGGGGCGTTGTACTAATTCACCTAACCAAGTAACTACTTGACCTTTGGCAGCTAACTTCTCTAATGTTGCGATCGATTTTAGTTTAACTGGTTCATAAATAACACTATCAGAAAGTCCTTTTTCAAGAAGCACTTTGGCAGCAAGTTCAGTATCGGTGATCTTGCGATGTGTTGTTGTCGTTGCTAATTTAAAACCAATAGGGATCTTATGCTCATTGATAGCTCGATCAAGTGCGTGAGCCTCTACATCATTTACCCATGTTTTTAAATCTTGCGCTTTAGTAAGCACAGTATTAAGCTCATCTTCTGATAGCAAAGGGGGTTCTTTAAAATCTAATTTAGCAAGCTCATTATTGTAATCAGATCGAGCGCGACATAAAGCTTTGGCTTTACACCATTGGCAATGATCTCCTGGCACATAGTTGCCTGATCCCGTCCAAGCTTTTGTGGCTTTAGGTTTAACAAAATACTCTGCCCAGTCAACAAGCTTGTTGAGTGTTGTGCTATCTGTTGTAATGCTGTCCAATCGAGGTTGGATAATTGTGTATTTAACTTCTTTAATATTTGGATACTTGACTTTAAATTTACTCCATGCGCCTAAAGCGTAAAGTCTAAGTTGAGAATTGTCTATGGCTGATACAGGCACACCAACACCATATTTTAAATCCATGACATGAATTGAATTTTCTGATAATACTACAACGTCTGCTGTTCCAAATCCGTCGTTCACCCAATCTGAAAAGTCTACCTTTTGTTCAAACAAAGGCTCATCGTTAGCACCTATCTGTGATCGTACATATACGACATAGTTGTCAGTATACATTTCCATATCTTCATTATAGTATTGAGTGAGTTTGATAATCTCAAGCTCTCTTTTATATTCCTCACTACTAATTTGTCCATACTGGAGACGCAGTTTGATTTCAGATAGCGTATGGGCAGTTGTGCCTTCTGCTGAATAATCAAATCCGGTTGTACTTCTTGGTGAATCTGGGAGTGTACTTTCGAGTCTTGCGGAAGGAGTACATGATAGCCATCGTTTTGATCCAGAGGCTGATAGAAAAGCGTGTGCAGTCATTTTAGTCTTTCAATTCGTTATAGTGTTACCTATACTAATGCAAAAAAATACCCCTTTCGGGGGATCTTTTTTAACTAAATTGAAAATATTTTTATTGCTTTAAGGCGGAAATTAGATTAGCTATTTCTTTATTAAAGTCAACGACTACCTCGGCTTTGAGGTCGATCTTTTGTTCTCTTGTATCTTTGTAATCATCGGGGTATTGTCCACGTAATGCAATCTCTGCAACACGGGAATTAAATGCTTTGTTTTCGATATTTGCCAACATCATTGTTTCCCAAAATGCTTGGCCATAAGTTGTTGCTAAGTCCATAGCTTCTGCAAAATCAGGATCTTCTTTTTTAAGTTTAAGAGCAGTAGTTTTACTGATACCAATTGCGGAATACATCGATTTTTGAGATGCTCCATGCTTACCCATTTCAAGAATGATCTTGGCGTGGTCTTCAGTAAACTTAAATTTTTGATTTGTGGGCTGTGCCATTTTTGATTCTTTCAACGACTGCTTGCTTTTGTTTTTCGGAAAGGTTATACCACTCAACGATTTCGTCAACATGGCGTTTACACCCAACGCAATACTCTTTGTCTAATCGACAAATGCCTTTACAAGGGCTAAGAGTTGACATTGGGTGTCCTATTCCTACTAATGCACAAACTAGTCTTTTTTCGCCCCATCATCGGTCTTAACTGACATGCGTTCAATTTCGGCTTTGCGAGCCCTCATCTCAGCCATAGCTTCGTTAATAACGACTCGGGTGACTGCTGCTGCTAGTTCTTGGCGCTTCTTCTCAATGTTTTCGGCATTGGAAAAACCGCCTTTTTCTAGCATCTTATTTAAAAGATCGGAAGCCATTATGCTGCTGGTGTTTCTGCTGTAGCTTCTTCAACTTGTGGTGGGCATTTAGCTTGTAATTCTGCTACTTGGGGGCCACCTTGAGTTTGAATCTCATTAATTAAATTTGCAGAAGCTACAAATGGTGCATTACCTAATACGTTTAGGATTGCATTCACCTGATCTACTGTAAATGTTAATGTGATTGTTTCTTTGCTAATATCAGTCATACTTTTCTCCTTTTATCTAGTTCACGTTGAATATACCATATCGCTTTTTCTAAGTCTTCTATGGCATCGTGTTTTAAATCTGCACGCCAGATATACTTCACAGCATTACCAAGGCAGAAGTTCATATGTTCTGTAACTTGGATGCACTCTACACCACTTGGATGTTTTGTATAATGTTTGGGATGATTAACTGAATCATTTATTTCTTCTGATGTAAATGTTGACCAATTAAATTCTTTTCCAGCTCCACTCATAAACTTAATTCCTTTTTAATAATTTCTAATCCTTTACCAAAATGATATCTCCAATATTTTTCAGTTACTGAAATATCATTATAAGTTAATCCATCAAGATAAGCTTCAAAGATAAATTGTTGCTTTGGATCTAAATGAGTATCAATAATTTTTCGAATATCAATCAAATCTTCTTCCGTCCAAGGTAACCATCCTTCAATTAAAGTGGCTGAAAAATTACCCTCTTTTGAATCGTCTCGTTCCATAGGGTCGGGATCCTCATCAGATAATCTAGGAATCATGGCGTTAACAATATGTTTTAATACGGTTTTTTTAAGCATACTATACTAATGCAAAATTCAATGCATTTAATACAGCATCTTGTATATTTATTTTTCCCTCTAAAACGTCAATAACTTGTTTATCTATACTTTTACTCAATACTAAATGATGGATAATTACAGGTTTTGTTTGACCTTGCCTATGTACCCTGGCATTAGCTTGGATATAGTTCTCACTTGACCATGGTAAATCATACCAAACCATCTGAGCTGTGTCCGCTACGTTACATTGTAAATTGATTCCTATGCCACCTGATTGTGGATGGGCTAACAACATCTTAATCTTACCTTGTCGCCAATCTTCTATCGTCTGAGGATTACTATCTAATAATTTTGCATCGGGGAATTTTGCCTGTAATCCTGCAAGAGACGATTTATAATGGTAAAAGACTAGTGTGGGTATGTTCTCATCAATAAGATCTTCTAAATAATCTAACTTGGCATCATGCTGTTTTAGCCATGTACCATCTTCAAGATAAAGTGAACCAGATGTAAACTGCAATAATTTATTTGATAGAGCCGCGGCGGTAACTGCCGTAATGGTGTTGTCCTCAACTTCTAGTACCATATCTTTACGTAATCGATCATATGCATTTCTTGTGGCCTGCCCAATTTCTACAGTATGATAAATCTTGGTGATTTCGGGAAGTGTAAGGTAGTCCTCTGCTTTAAGGGAAAAACATATGTCTTTAATTTTATCGTTAATTACCTCATCAGCTTTTGGGATGATGCCCCATTTATAGATCACACCTGTGTGCCTATTACGATCAATTGGCATCATGTACTTATCTCTAAATTTAGTAAGTGATGTTTCTAGTCGTTGTCCTAGATCAAGGATTGCTACTTGACTCCATAAGTCTTGATATCCTTGAGGTGTAGGTGTACCTGTTAGAATGATGCGGCGTTTAAATGTTTTAAGAAAAGGTTTTAAAGCTTTAAATCTTTTAGTACTCGAATCTTTAAATCTTGATGATTCATCAATAACAAGATTATGAAATTTAGTCATAGGTATTTTAAGATCAGTCAACCATACTACATTTTCTAAATTGACAATATAAATATCTGCATCTTTTTGTATAGCTTCTATGCGTTCTTTTGGATTACCTAATATCTTTGAGACGCGGAGGTGTTTGAGATGTTCCCACTTTGATACTTCTTCAGTCCATACAGTTTCGGCTACCTTTTTTGGTGCAATGATGAGTGTGCGACCTTTACATTGTTCTGCAATGATTGTTAAAGTTGTTGCTGTCTTACCCAACCCTGGCGGTAATAGTAGTCCTATGCAAGAAAGTATAGATGCTTGCTTGATAATATCTTGTTGATACTGATGTAGGTTATTTCTTGTTAGCATGAAGATGTTCCCAAATCCAATCTGCTATTTTATACATTTCTTCCATGGATGCATTATCTTTAATACGATTAGCTCTGTGAGATATAAATGCCACATTACCTATAACATACCCTTTATGTGGCAGTATGCGATCAAGTGTTGGTGCGTTTTCTTTTTGTTTACCTTTACCTAATCCAGACTGACCCCATGCAAAGGGTATTTTAAATATTGGACATTCATCCGTCGCAATTGATTCTAAATATTCTATAGTTAAATCAAAGAAGAGATTATTTTTCTTAGCCCTTGATCTAGCATTATGATAATACCGAGCTCTAATTTGTCTTTGTTTCGGTGTTAAATTTAATGAACGCATCGGCTTCTTCTTCGCTAAATAGAATCGTTACCACGAACCCGTGTTTTTCCAGTAGTCGGAATACGACTAATTGTCTTGGAGACAGTCGGCCTGACTTTGCCTTTAGTTCCACTAGATGCACTTTTCCGTTTAGGAATACTATCCTGTCTGGCACTCCTGTTACTGTGCTTATCCATTTGAACGTCAGACCCCCCGCTTTCTCCACTAAGTTTTTGAAATATTTTTCCAAATGTTTTTCTAACATGTTTTTCCTTTTCTATGACGCAAGCCTTAAAAATTTGGCGTACGATAGATTCTGTTAAGTAAGCTCTTGTTTCTTCCGTAAAAATTTCTTCTTCATCAATGTAGTCACTAATGCGTTCGATGATATGTACAGTTTCATGTGCAATGGTTGCGAGCATTTCTTCTATACTATCTTTCATATCATCTAAATTAAAGACAGCAATGATAATTCCTTTTTTACCTTCTCCAATGTAATGCACTTCGGCAACGCCCATTTCAAGTGCTGTAATAGATTGTGAATCTAATTTTTGATCTTTAAGTATTTCCTGAAATTGTTGGTTATTAAAACACAATTTTACGCAGCGAGGAAAAAACCCCACATCAATATTATAATAGTTATACTTTTTTATGTTCATCGAGCATCCTTTTGTGCGCTTCATCAATGGGTTCGCCTTCCCAATTAAGTAATGCCGTAGTGGGTGGCATGGTGTGCCATTTTTCAAATACTAAAAATGATCCTCCCCCTTCAAGAGATTGAAGACCATGTAAATCTCCTGTGTATCCCTCAATGGATACTCCGAATAATGCATGCGTACCATTTTTAGGATTTTCTTTTTGCATACTATCCCATTCTTTTGATTTTTCGTAGCCTACAGATTCAAGCGCTAATCTTAAATTACCTCCCAAATAAACGGGACTACTATCTACACCTGGATGCCTATGCTCGGGTATAGTCGTGTTAGGTTTTACTGTATTGAGTACTAATTGAAATTGACCTTTTCTAAAAAGACAAAGCGAGTGAACCTTATCTGTAAAAAATATTGAATCTTTAAAAGGTATGCGTAGCGGATTACCATGTTTAAACCACCATTTCTTAAACTGTTCTGCTGTTATATTATTTTCCGTCATTTAGTAATCTCCTTAATTCTAGAATTGCTGTTGCATCAATTTCTTGTTCTAATTGCAGCATGGGTTTTAAAAACCGTTGTATCGCGGCGGTCACTGGGTAATCGGCTAGCTCCGTCCACTCTCGATCGACTTCACTATTTAATATCTTGATCTTTTTGTGGGGTGTCCATCCCGTGATGAGCGTTGTCCACTTGTCTTTCCTCGATACTTCGATTGCAACATTCCTGTATGCATTGATAAGTACTCTCGCCATCTCCAAACTCCTTATGTAAGATCCATCCCGACACAAACCCAATGAGGGTAAACATCAACATTATTAATGGATAAAATATACTAAATAGATTAATCATCAAACTCTTCGTCATCTTCATACTCTGCTTCTTCGACGATATCGTTTGTTTTGATGAAGTGACGTCTTAAATTATTTAGTTTAATGTACCGTTTTGTTAAATCAATGGGCGTTTCTGTATTCATGGCCACTGTGACTAATTTAAACAGTAACATACATTCATATGGAGACACATCACGCGCTGGATCAAGCTCATAGTAATATCCAGAGTCATCAATCTCGAGTTTAAGCTTAAGAAGCGTAGATGGTTTCATCTTAACTTCTTCAAGTAAATTATCTATCATTTCTTTTTTAGTTACCATGGTTTGCCTTTACCGTTTCTATTTTAGTGATGAGATCTTGTATCGTCTCAATGTTTTGAAAATCATTACCTAACTTTATATCAAGTCTTGTTTCGACTTCAAATAATAAATCAATTAAATCAAGCGAATCGATACCCAGCTCGTCAAATTTACTTTCGGGCTTGATTGCCCCTAAATTAACTGTTGGTACTTTATCGTTGATAAACTCTCTTAATACATCAATGGTATTCATTATTTATTTCTTCCAATAAATTGTTAATCATTTCTTTTTTAGTGGTTACTACCATACCCATGATACGAAACTATCTCGTATCCCTTTGGTCACTGGATTAACTTTATGTGGGTACAAAAAGTTAGATGGAAATATTAATATGTCCCCCTGTTTTAGTTTAATTTCCATGTCATCAAACATGATAAATTCTCCACCTTCATAATCATCATTAAGAAAGCCTACGATAGATAATGTAGGTATGCCTTTCATTTTACCATCAAACATGTCATGAATATGATCACAATGTTTAGCCATAGTCTTACCTTCTTTATACCGATTAAATCTTATATGGGTAAAGCCTTGCCATCCATTAAAGTAATCCTTCTTAAAATCGGTCAAGATGTATTGGCTGATAGCTTCCCATACTTTTTGAGTAAGCTTATCGCGTGTAGCTATGTTATCCCACGATACATCAAGTTCTTGGTCACCACTTTGAGTAACATACTTACCATCAGCATTATAAAATACATGTTGTTTCCATGTAGCTTCATCTATTTCTTTTCTTATCTGGTCACATAACTCTTTATCAAGCCAAGGATATACTTTAATGTAGTCTGTTAACTTATCCATTTTTAAACTCCGTCAATGACTTGTTATCGCCGAGTGTTCCTTTGATAAACGAATTAAATGCAAGACTTACTCGTACATCATCGGCTATTACATCTTCTACATGATGCGTTAAGCTTGAAGGAAACATCACTATGCCACCCGTCTTAACATTGAACCACCACGAGTCAGAGTTGTATATGTCAAAGGTATCACTAACTAATTGTAATTGTTTGTAACCTGCTCTATGAAAAGTAATCTTGTCTTTAGTGGAATCTGTAGATAGGTATAGCACACCTGATATAAAACTATTTGGATGTTCGTGCTTATGATGGAATTCACCCTTCTTAGTCCAATTAAGCCATGACTGTGTAACAAAAGCTTCAGCAGGAAACTTAGGTTTGTATACTCGCTTAACATATTCATTTAGCTGTTCAGTAACAAACTTATTCAAGTCTGCCATCTCAGGTTCATTAAGTATATAGTTGTTGTTAGATGTTACGTTACCTACATTACGATTGGTAGCTGTTGCATGGCTTTCTATGTATGCAAGTTCTTCTTTAGTAAAGTCTCTGCCGATGCTATTAAACATAACAGGGGTAGGAAATAACAATTCAAAATTTGGTTCAATCATTCTTAACTCCATATTTATTATTAATGTCTTGAATTGTTTCTATTAATACCACAATTATAAACCCAATCCACCATTTATAATCAGCTTGAAAATGATATAACGAAAATGCTACGAGAAAATCTAACATCAAAATGCACCCTCCTCAAATGTAATAACACTATTAATATACTTTTGAGCTTCGTCATTAAGTTTGATGCCCATGTATACATGGTCTCGTTTTCCATCTTGGCGTAGTAGTCCCACTTCAATACGATGCTCTTGCGTTGCTGCCAAGAATCGACGCTTGAATGAAAACTCTGTGCCAGGCGGTAACTTCTTCTTAATTGCCCAACGTGAGTAACATGTAAACACATCGTCTTTGGATACAGATGCCGCCGGATCAAATACTAATGCATCTTCTACAAATAAACCGATTGGATTTCCCAATTCAGTCATCAAGTCTAAATATGAAGCCCCCGATTTAGGTTGTGTGAAATATCCACCACGTGTTAATCGTCTACGTAATCCTTCCATCGCCCAATTAAAAATACCAGATAATTCATTTTCTAACTTACGTGCAAGTTCTGTGTCTTCCTTGTTATAGAAAGATTTAGTCATTTTTAATACCACCATTCGTCCTGTGAGGGCGTTTGAATTTTCTGTGAGTTGTAATACTTCGTTGGAATAGATGACGATTCTTGTGGGTAAGTATCCGTTCCATGATTCTTTGTTCTTCCTATTAACAGTAATGGTATCACCACCAACGATACGAAGGAGTTGAGACACAACAGCATTACGGTTACGCTCTGGAGCGCGGGCATCAGTAAAACTAGCAAGCAACTTGCCAAGCCAAGGCTGTAGACCAAAGCTATCACATAGTTCGCCCAATTCGGGAGCGACCGTGTTATGTTGTCCGAGGAGAGACACGAGTACTTTATTGATCGTTCCCTTGCCTGATCTTCGAGGGCCAATGATGTTAAAAAACTTTTGTTGGCGTGTGTCCCCGCTGAGGATGTAGCCGAACATTTCTTGTAAGGTTTCGATTGATTCATGGTCTTCCTCCCATACTGAGTTTAAAAAGTTTAACCACGTTGGACATGATGCTGAATCATCATAGCCAAAGTTTAAAGAATTCTGTGTAAAGAATCCTAATGAGTGTGGTATCAATACATCATCTTCTAAATGGAATAATCCATTATGTAACGAAATCAATTTAGATGCTGGTGGTTTATTATGACGATGCTGCATTAACCATATCGGTGGTTTTGTATTCGGGTGGTTAGGTAAGTGTGTGATCGACTTGATCGCATCCAATGCGGCGGATACCGATGCGGGCGTTGGATTAAATGGTAAGATCTCTTGCTTCCTTCCTAACTTCTTGCACTTATCTAAAAACTTATATAGGTCTGATCTGACAGTTAATTCTTCTATGATCTCATAGTGTGTGTCTGCATAAATATAAAAGTCATCGGCATAATGTACGATTCGGTAACCTTCTTCTGATGAGTAAAAACTATCGAGGAATACTCGAGCGTGCGCCATCACGTTGTTGTCTAAAATCGTGTCCCCATTGGCGAGCGCTTGCTTTAGTAATTGCTGATTCACTTCAAACACAAGTGAGCGCAACGTGGCACCACTGCCTTTAAACGTTCTCCATTTGGATTCACACGAGTTGAGCCCTGTCGATTGATACTTACCCGATTGGCTTGACCATCTGTCCCATAACTCACACCACTCAATGTCACCTTGACCTTGATGATGAAGAATTGCGCCGATCTTTAACCACTCTGCATAACCTGTATCGGGTGAGTAGTTCGGTAGGATCTCCGATTCTACTTTGGCAATATCATATCCTTCGAGCGGGGGTGTATAGTCCGCGAACGCGTCACCTGTTTTGGTAAGTTGTCTCGGCGGCACTATAGCAGTTACGTCTTGTTCATCATCAGGAATCGTACCTGAGATGTGATGACCCGTCACAGTAAAGTATCGTGAGTGAGGATAAACTTCTAACCCGATCGAGTGATCTACATGTGCGGCGGGAAGCGTTGCACGTGTGAATATCTTAACACCTGTGCCCGAGGGTGAGACTTCCATATACCCGTTGAGTCGCGTCGCAATTTGCTCTGATGCGGGCGAGATAAATTGGTGAGTGACGGGATCAAGGCAGTCGTCTAGGTCTATGCCTACTAAGTTGTCATCTTTCGAGAAGACGAAGCCTATGCCATCAAACTTGCCTGGGTTGGAGTTGTATGCGTGTTCGACAGTCATGAAGTCTGTCCATTGTTCTGCATTGGTTGATGAAGCAGATTGGCCATTGGGCTGGACTGGCATTTTTGACCATCGTGGTGCGTTTTCATCGCCCATCTGTACCATACGCCATAATACCCAACGCGGTATCGTTTTGAGTTCGAGTGGAATGTTTGCCATATTAACGGGCAAGCATTGTGGTTTTAAATTATCCGTGGTGTTTTCCATATTCGTCCTAACTAATGCAAATTTTGTTCAAAATTATAGATATATTTTTTCTACTCTGTCAAGGAGTATCGTAAGTCCTTGATTTATAACAGTTTGTCATACTTCTTTTTAGCTAAGTGCTTGATTATAAAGGGTTGTTACAATTCTGTTACAATTGTGTGTCACCCTTTACCCCTCTGTAACCCATTGATTTTAAACAAGTTGTCATACTTGTCACACTTGTCTGTGTTATTATTCAATTTATAATAAAATAAAATAAATTACAGGGGTGTACCAATGTGTGTTTTGAGGGGGACAAGTGTGACAAGTGTGACAAAGTGTTATTAATCAATGACTTACAAATAGCAAATAACATAATCATATAGTATTCTGCCAAAAAAGTAAGTAAATAGGATAACTACGTACCATTTTGCAACTTGCCACCATGTCTTTTCATTATCAAAGTTCAATTGCATACCCCTTATTCTTCATCATGTGATAAGCCCATTTACGAAAAGCAATGCGATTCTCTTCATTCTGTTCATCGCGGTCGTCCCATAGTGCTTCTAAGATAAAGTTGCCTGAGCTATTATGAAAGTCTATCTTTTTAAAGTTACCCTCTTTATCAAAGACATCTGTAGGTACTGCCAATCCTTTTTCTGCCGCCAATTCTTTTTCTACATCTTTAGTACGGCGTTTGATTTGTATAACGTTAGTCATCTTGTTCCTCCAAAAATCTTTCTTCATTTAAGTGTTCGAGTGATATGGGTTCACGTGTAAGGTAAGATTGTAGTAGTCTGACTCTTTCCTCATCGACACCCATCATTGTGGCTACTTCACTTATTTTTGGTTTGCGACCTAAAACTTGTGATAAGGCACGTTCATTATAATTCATTTTCTTAACAGCTTCCATTATATTTACAGGAAGGCGTATGAGGTTAGCCGTATTATCCAATTCGCGTCGTACTCCTTTTTCAATAAAAGATCTAGCATAAGTTGCAAAGCGTGCATTGTTTGTAGGTGTCCATCTCTTTGCTGCAATAGTAAGTTGTTCATTACCCATAGCAAGCAAATCTTCAAGTGGCATTTTGCCATATTTCCAAGCTGTCATTTTGCGTATGACATAAACTACAAATCTTAAATTATGCTTGATAAGTTTATCGAGGGCTTTTTGGTCACCTGATGCGATGCGATAAGCCAGGCGGTGTTCTTCTTCCGTAGGTAGTATGTCCACACCATAGAGCGACTGTAAATAGTCTGTGAGTATATCATTGGGTTGATGTTCTTCTGTCAAAATGGTGGGTCTCCAAGGTTGAGGGAAAGTAATTGCTGATATGGGGATGGTGGTTTAGGAAGATTTAATTTGGTGATGGTGTAGCCTTGACATAAAAACTTTTCTGCAAACTCCATAGAATAAAACCGACGAATTGCTTCGCCGGTTTCATCTCGTAGTTCGTATGAGGGTTGTCGCATTAGATACCTAGCGACAAAGGTTTTACTACTACGGCGTTGACAGTTTTAATTTCGGTCACAGAGGACACAAAGTTATCATCTGCTAATTCTCGAACAAGCGTTGGGCTAATTGCCGCGCGATCGAATTGTTGCACGTTGACTTGGAACAAATTGCCGTCGTACTTGCCAACACCTCTGGCAATCAACGCGTCTTTTAATTTACGCGCAGATGCTTCAAGTTCTTTGATTTGTTTATCAATCATGCCTAAAGTGTCAATGGTTTTAACTAAATCGTCATTCATAATATTCTCCTTGGTGGTTAAGTTGCAAGATCTATTATAGACCATTATTGGCATCGGTCAATCTTTTGCCATCATATTTTTTAGTCTTTTTAATCTTATCAAGTAATGCTTCAAATTCACTAGGTCTCATATAATCATTTAAGACTACACGATAAGCTGTGATGTATTCCATCAACGACTCATCTTTAGTTTTTTCATAATCTTTATATAAGGTAGTAAAGCTATGACTCAAAGCATCAATGATAATTGTGTCATATTGGTCTTGTGTGATTTCAACAGATATAGTAATCATGATAGGTCACACCAAGAATATAAACAAAACAATACAGAAGATAATGACGCACCATGCTGCTTTATCAATCGGGTCATGTTCTATATCATCATGGTATTCGTTATGCCAACCATTATGCCTAGCTAACTGCCTGTGTGTTACGATTCTTTTCTTGGTCATGTTATTCTCCTTAATGAGTTACTGTTGAATAAAAATTAACTTGCGGCAATGATGGTGTGTCATCATCTGATGGCACTTTGTCTAAAGCAAGCATTGCCAATATGGCTAACACATAGTTTGTAGGATCACCCTTTGCAAATCCACCTATGTGCCAGTCGGTATTATCTTCTGGGTCAAGGTTAGATTTCCAATCATAGATCGTGGCGACAGTATCATCGTCAAATTCTACATACCATTCAGCTTTGACTTTATCGTCGCCGCTTGTGTTATACATAGGTTTACCAAAAGCTTCTACTAATTGATCAAAGCTACAATCGATGGCACCTCGTAATGAGGTTCCTGTCACATTGATACTTTTAATATCGTTGTGTGTTTTATACTGCATATTTAATAACATTTGTTTCTCCTTTTGTGGTAGTTAAGTATTGCCTGGTGAGTATCTCAAATTCCTAGATACATGTCAAGCGAAATTTATCCAAGTGACATTGGGGTTTTAAATTTATCCAAGTGACATCGGGTCACGCCTGGGTGCGATTGCAATTTGCCATAATCCAAGTGACATTTGGTTTTGCAGCAATCCAAGTGACATTGGGGTTTATCCAAATGACATTGGGTTATTGATTTATCCAAGTGACATTGGGGTTTCGGATTTATCCAAGTGACATTGG